AAAATGAACAAAAGAGAAGCAGATGATTAAAGTTAGATTGTAAGTATGGAGTCAGGTATAGGTGATGGTGAAATTTAAGGTCAGAGTCAAGGATATGGTCAAGGTCAGGGTCAGGGTCATGGTCACGGTCAGGGTCATGGTCAGGGTCAGGGTCATGGTCAGGGTCAGGGTCACGGTAACAAGGAAAAGAAAATGATCCTTCTAGATAAAATCCTATCGCACTTAAAGGCTGGAGAGAGACTAGTTTCTTGGGCACCCGACGGTGAATATGTGAAATGTTTTTGCGAGAAAGAAAGTGGTGAGAAGTATTTTTTCAGAATAAAAATGGCATTAAGAGGGCTTAGAACAAAGGATAAGAAATGAAACTCCTAATACTTTTAATTCTCGCATCATGTATTGAACAAAAGCCAGAGCGTATTCGCGTAAAGGAAAGTGTTAAAAGATGCACTACCAGAGAATCGATGTATTACAAGCTGTCTTTAGATAGTAAGTTCTTTCATTGCAAGAGAAGTCTGTATAACAATAATGCGGCTGACATCCCCTGCTACTATTTTGATAAATGCATTGAGATGGGAGGTGGGGAATGATGTACACAATTACCCTTTCGTTGGGAATTTTCCTTTATGCTCCCGAGTGCAAAGCTTGGTGTCTTTACTCTCCAGTAAATCCAAGTCAAATTGAAATACTTTTAAATAAGGAGAATATCTAATGGAACAAGTCACGCACCCAGCTCACTACAATCAAGGTAAGTTTGAAGTAATTGAGATTATCGAAGATCAACAACTAGGATTTCACCTTGGCAATGCAATTAAATACATCTGTAGAGCTGGTAAAAAAGATCCATCTAAAGAAATTGAAGATCTCAAAAAAGCTATCTGGTATATCGAAAGACATATTGAGATTACAAGTAAACCCCCTGATGAAATCAGAAGACCAAATGAAATGAACCCAAGGAAATAAAATGACACCAACACGACTAGAGATAAATAATTATGACTTTATATGTAGGACAGAATTAGGTGTTATTAAAATATGTGACCTGGATGAAGGGGCTATTGTGGTTATCCCAAACGAAATCTTCATTAAAATGGTTGAGTTGTTTTTAAAAGTGGAGAAGGAGAGAAGTGAATGAGGGTATATAGCATAGAATCAATATATAATTCACATGACTTTGAGCATGGCCAAGAATTTGTAACACTTGAAGACCATATCTTACTGGCAGAAGAATATAATCTCTTAAAACAAAAACTAGAAAAAGCAGAAGAAGTAATTAGGTTTTATGCTAATGAAGGACATTGGGGAATTGCTATGCCAGGGGAACGAGTTTCAATTGATCCTTGCGATTGGGGCAAGGGGAGGGGCGGTGAAAAAGCAAGAGACTATTTTAAGGAGAAAGTAGAATTTGAATTTTTGGAGTGGTTATGACAATCTATGAATCAGTAAAAATATTTTTAATGTTAATGATGTGTTTCTTTCTTACCCTATTAGTGGAATACTCTAAACACCAATGAACAAAACTCCCAAAACTAACACAGTAAACTTTATTCTTAAAGGTTATGCCCTCGGTGATTATGTTTGTTTTATGTCAGCTTTAAAATGGATTGCTGATACTCAACCTCATGTTCATGGAGTAATTTGGGTACCTGAATATTTTGGAACAATAGCTCATCATATTTTTGAAAAATGTTCCACGTGGAAAGTTAGAGATTTAAAAGGCATTAAACCTCTTCATTATCAAAATACTCCAACCTTTATTCCAGATACTAAGAATACTCCGATTAATGCAGCAGGGGCGCATCTAGTTGATTTAGGATTTATTCTTTTTGCTAATAGGGCAAAAGCTCCAGACTCTCATCAAAACTATGTTCAACTTGATTTGATTAAAAATAAGATGGAAGATCGATATGCAGTCATGACACCAGGGTGGACTAATGAGCTGAGAGCGATGCCTCCATCTTTGTTTGATATTATAAAAAAACATTTGATATCGAAAGGTTTAAAAGTATTCTTATTGGGTAAAGAAGAAATGACTCCTCTTCATAAAGCAAACTTTGGTGGGTATGACTTTAGCGGTTGTGTTAATCTTATTAATCAGACTTCAGTTATGGATGCAGCAAAGATCATCAATGATGCTTCTGTGGTTATTGGTATTGATAATGGTTTACTCCATTTGGCAGGAATGACTGAGACTCCTGTTGTGTTTGGATATACGGTAGCGTCCCCAGAACATAGAAGAATAAGACGGCCATCGGGGCGAGTTCATGATGTGGTGGTACCAAAGTATTTAGTTCAATGCATTCATTGTCAGAGTGAACTCAGATATGTGTTTGACCATGATTATCGGACATGCTTTCAAGGTGACAAAGCTTGTCTGAAACATCACGCATATAAATCAATGGAGTGGCTACATAAAATTGACATGGCACTGATGATCTGAAAAAATACTTTCATGACTAAACCTGTCCTGCCATCAGCGAGTGATGAACAACAACTGATGAGTCGGTTGTGGTCTAGTGATATTAAAACTAATCCTTATAACTTTGTAATGTATGCGTTTCCTTGGGGGCAAAAGGGCACTCCTTTAGAACATTTCAAAGGGCCTAGAAGCTGGCAAAAAGAAGAACTAGAATCAATGGGTGCTCATGTTCTAATGAACCTTGAGCGCATTAAAAATAAACAAGAACCATTAGTCTATAAATCCTCAACGTCATCAGGTCGAGGAGTTGGTAAATCTTCTCTTACGGCTTGGATAGTTCTGTGGATGATGTCATGCCAGATAGGATCGACCACAATTGTGACGGCCAATACTGAACAACAGTTATCTTCTAGAACGTGGGCGGAGGTTGGTAAGTGGCATACGATGATGATTAACTCTCATTGGTTTGACCGTACTGCACTTTCACTTCGTCCTCATCAGTGGTTTGAAAGATTACTTAAAGGTCAACTTAAAATTGATACGGCTTACTATTATGCACAAGCACAACTGTGGTCAGAAGAAAATCCTGATGCTTTCGCAGGTGCGCATAATCATTTAGGGATTCTTCTTATATTTGATGAAGCCTCGGGTATTCCTAAACCAATTTGGACGGTATCAGGGGGGTTCTTTACTGAACCAGTATTACATAGGTACTGGTTGGCGTTTTCAAATCCAAGAAGAAATACTGGAGAATTTTTTGAATGCTTCCATAAAAATAGAAACTTTTGGAAGAAAAGAAATATTGATTCAAGATTAGTGGAAGGAACGGATAAAACGGAACTAGCTTCTATTGTATCTCAACATGGTGAAGACTCTGATGAGGCACGTATTGAAGTTAAAGGCGAGTTTCCAAGACAAGGGGATAACCAATTTATCTCACGTCAAACGGTGCAAGATGCAATTGAGAGAGAGATCATTGATGATAGTTATGCTCCACTTTTAATGGGGGTTGACATTGCGAGATACGGTGATGATAAGACGGTCTTTAGATGGAGACAAGGAAGGAATGGTAAAGTAATTCCTCCTTATGAACTTAAAGGTGCGGATAATATGAAAGTGGCAAATGAGATTGCTCACTTTATTGATAAGTATAAACCTGATGCAGTCTTTATTGACATGGGTAATGGGACTGGGGTGATAGATAGGTTGAGAGAAATGGGTTATAAAATCCATGAAGTTAATTTTGGATCAGGTGCAGATGCTCCTCAATGGGGGAACAAGCGTGTTGAGATGTGGGCAAAGATGAGAGACTGGTTAGGTGGGGCATGTATCGATGACCACCAGGAATTAAAAGATGATCTTGTTGGTCCTCAATATAAATTTTTAAAGAGTGGCGACAAGATGATATTAGAATCTAAAGAAGAAATGAAGAGAAGAGGATTGGCATCTCCAGATCATGGTGATGCATTGGCCGTGACTTTTGCTTTAAATGTTGCCCGAAAAGATAATGCTTTAGCTAAGGGTAGACGAATGGCACGAGTAGCTAAAGATGTGGACTACAATCCATTTTCCAGATAATCTAAAATAGGGGATTGACTTGAACCGAAATATGTTTGCTGACTATTTACATGAGCGATATGGTCAAGAGAGTATCGTGTGGGATCAAGGATTCATAACATATGAGTTTATTGATTCGAATACTGTGTTTGTTAATCATCTTTACGTTAGACCTGAATTTCGTCGGTCTAATGTGGGGACTGAGTTGGGGGATGCGGTGGTTAAGATTGCTCGTAAAAAAGATTGCAAGTATCTTGTTGGTGGGGTTGACTTAAATGCACAACTAGCTGAAGAGGCAATCTTAAGTTTTATATCCTATGGAATGGGAGTTTATAAATCAAATAACGAATTTATATATTTTAGGAAGGAGATCTAATTATGGGTGGTAAAGGCGGCTTAGGTAAAAAGGCAAAAGGCTTTATTGGAGATACTGGTAAAGTTCTTACTGTTGGGACAGTTGATATAGAAAAGGGCAAGATAGCTACCAGTACCAATGAAATGGGAACTAACTTTGGTCAAGGTTTTACCTTTAAGGGTACAAGAAATGCGTTATCTTCTGTGCCAGAAACTCCAGGATTGGCAGAATTGCCAGCAGCTCCAGATGAAGGGGCAGCAGCTCGTGATGCAGATGCAGCTCTCATTGAGAGAATGAGACGAAGTACAGGTAGAGCATCTACTCTTTTAACTGGTAGTATGGGATTAAACACAGTATTCGAATCAATAAACTCATATGTTATGAATCCTTGATCCCACACGATACTCTCTTGACCATATCGCTCATTTAAATAGTCACAA